TTTAAAGCAGATAATTATAGTATTAATCCTGCTAATACAACAACCTTTCCTTGGTTATCTAGTATTGCTGCATTATTTGATAAATACAAATTTCATAAATTGAGATTCTTCTTTATCAATAACAGCCCTACATCAATAGCCGGGAATGTTACCATGGCAGTTGACTTTGATACTCTAGATTCAACTCCTTCAACAGGTGTCGCAATGACGAACTTAGCAAAGTTCACCTCATTCGCACCTTGGAAGTCAGAAGAACTTAGTATTCCGGTTAACCGTCCTAGTAACAATAGCTGGTTGTACACAGCTAATACCATTCCAACTGGAGCAGACGCGAAGACCTATAATCTAGGTAACTTCCTCATTTCGACAGAAGGAATAACTACAACTAACTACCTCGTAGGATACCTCTGTGTTGAATACGACGTAGAACTTTTGGATAAGAACCCAAACTAGATTTACCTAGTCCGAGCCCTACTATGAGCTATGTCTTCGAAGCATACGCGAGTAGTCAGGTTAGCGAAGGACTAGGTGGATCCTTCAACTCATCTTCAGGAACTCTTATGCTAACGAATGTTGAGCCGAATTTGATGATCTTGATTACAATTTATATTAATACAAGTTCAACAAATGACTCTCCATCCCTCACTTCACAAACGGGTTTAACCCTTGTTGAGAAGCGACAAATAGCATACAATTCCGAAGGTGTTACCTTTTACTCTGGGGTCTTCATGGCCACAGCATCAACGGTAAAGCTGGTCTTTTCCATCGGCACCACGGTGTCTCGTTATGGTTTTTCAGCTTCGCAGCTGTCCATAAGTTAGGCTGGCCTAACATCCATCCAGACCTAGTTGTGCTAGTCCACACTAGTCACTGTGTAATTGTTCTCCTCCCTGGTTTTGTCAGGTCGGTAATTTCTTACTCTAACTGAAGAGAAAGCAAGGGACTTCTTGAGACCCCATGAGACATCTGTCTGTTGGGGGGCTTCCACACAGTGGAACCATGTAAGCAGTCCGTAAGGTCTATCCCAGTTACTACTCCGATGAAGAAGTTATCGAGAGCAGTTCCATCATCTCATAATACATCTGTATTATAATAGATGTATGTGGACATAGTCCATTACGGGGTCATGCCG